ATATCCGCCAGTCACCCCTTTTAATCATCGCTGCTATGTCAGCCGTGGGCTGCTGCATATACTGGGCGTTCCAATACCGTGGGTCCATCTGGAGTTTTTTCGCCTCCAGCAAATCTACAGGCCACTGTTCAGGCCAAAGCGACTTGCCAGACGGTAGGATGGCAGGCAGCTCTACTACCTCCCATTTATCCGACTCGGGGTTCTTTATATTGAAATCCACCAGCCGCCCCGTAAGGTCAATGAGGCTCCAGCGCGTCATAATTACAATGATCGCCCCGTTTGGCATCAAACGCTGTAGGGGACCCGTCTGGAACCAAGACCACGCATTGTCGAACGTGGCTCGGCTGTTAGCTTTTATATCTTGTTCGGAATGTGGATCATCGATAACAAAAAGGTCAGCGCCTCGTCCGGCGAGTGCACCACCCACACCAACAGCGTAATACTGACCGCCAGCCCCAGTAGACCATTTACCAGCTGCTTTTTGGTCATCTGCAACGACGGTATTGGGGAAAACTTCTCTATATTCTTCGCTTTCAATTAAGTTCCTCACTCTTCTACCGAAGTCTTCCGAGAGACCAGCGGTGTGGGTTGCCATAATGATCTTCTTACTGGGATCTTGCCCCAGATAAAACGCGGGAAACAGGTAGCTGGAGAACTCAGACTTACCCATACGCGGCGCTATGTTGATAATCACCCGCTTCTTTTTGCCATCCAGCACGTCTTTGAAGATTTTAGCCAGCTTTTTATGGTGGGGTCCAACTTTGAACCCCGGGTAAACCCTACGAGCAAACGCAATCGGGTCTGTTTTAGCGTGTTTTAAGATGGCGCGTTCTTCTTTTTCTTTAAGATCTTCTAGAAAAATTATCTTTTCTTCCCGAGACATATCCTTTAGCGCCATCTTTGCCGCCATGGCCTGCTGGGGGGTTAGAAAATCTAGATTCATTCGTCGTTTTTAGGCAACACTTCTATATCTGCCTCTTCCGTTTCATCAATTTCCGCATCAACGACGTCAACGACACCCATATAACGTTCCAACTTTGCCTTAATCCGTTTCTCCAGTTCTTCATCAGACAACTCCTCTCTCTTAACTTCTACTCTGTCTGTAAATAGCGCGACTTCTGTGACTTTCCCTAAGAGTTCTAGGGCTTTTAGGCGTATTCTGGCATCAGGATGTTCCGTTTCTTTGGCAATCTTTGTAACTGCCATGCTTCTTAGCTCGTTTGCCTGCTCGACAAACTTCCATTGGTAGGCGGTTACCATACCTACTACGCTTTTTATCTCCTCTGGAACTTCTAGAGACAGTAACTTTTCTTTCGCTTTTGGGTCTGCCTGCGTTAAGGCATTGAAAGTATTGATAACTTTGGCTTCTTGAGCCTCTGTGAGGATCTCATCGTCGTCCTCTGTAATCTGGGATAGCCAATCTGCCGTCTTTTTTTGCGCGTCTAGGGTTTGCGCGGGCGTGGCTTTATCTAGCGGGGTGACGCTAGCGGTGTTTACTACGGATGGTACGTAGTCTGCTTCTTCTGCTTTTACTAGATGGTCTAGTATCACTTAGTAGTTACCCTCATGGTTGCGCGTCAGGTATCGCGGATGTGCTGATTATATTACTTTTTGCGAGGTTTTGTTATACTTTACTTACTGATGTGATTCTCCTTTCGTTGAACATCGGTGATGTGAGTGACTTCTACCCCCCGGCTTCGGTCGGGGGTTTTTTCTATGGGGGTTGTCAGGCAGGCGGTAGAGGATGAGTTAAGTAACGTTTTTTCCTGCCTTCAGCGTTACATGTAACAAACTCCAAATCTAGACCCCCACCTTTCTATTTGCGCTAGCCGGCTAGCGAAAACCTGTTTTGTATCATAAATGAGTCATTAAGTGGGTTACGGTAACAAATATGATACATAAGACAGTCAAAGATTTGACAAGAGGGTGTGGATTTTTTACAAAATTTTGACAATTTTTGGTTTGCGCCTGGGGAATAGTGTTTCGGCGCAGTAGGGTCGTCTCAGCATATTTGGGTTGGTCGGGGGGTAGTGGGGTTCAGATAACCCATTTGATACTAAATCTAGTAGGTGCTGTGGTATAATAGATGTATCGGTTGAGGAATCAATCGCTGTGTTGCCTAGCCACTTCGCTAGGCTTTTTTATTTGGAGAATCACTATGAAATCGTATGTTAATTTTTTCATTCAGAAGTTAGAGCAATTCATTACTGCGGGTATGCAGTATCAAGAGGCACTCAACAAACTCAAGCCTGAGTATGACAAGGCAACACCTACGCAACAGAAGGAGATTCGCAATAGTGTCGCTACGCTTATCGGGGTTAAGTATCGTGAGGTTCCTACCCTGATTGAGAAAGGTGCTAACAAGGGAACGCTAGGGTTCGAACGCAACAGTCCCGCTAGTAAGGCTTTACGCCGTTTGTTCCCTGTTGTCAAAGTGGACAGCGTGTCCACAACACCTAAGAAGAAACTTACAGCAGTTGATAAGTTGCTCAAGCAGTTCAATGCTCTTACGGCAACACAGCGTAAGGCTTTTCTCAAAGAAGTTGTTTAGTTTGACAAAGAAATTACAGAAAGCCGAGCCAATGAGGTTGCTCTGCGGTTTGGTTTTCTGTCAATCCTGTTTCATAACTCACTAAGGAGAATCATTATGTTTTTAATTCGAATCGAGCATCAAAACCGAGTCCGCAACTACACCGCCGACAGTCAATATGACGCAACCGAACTGTTTTTCGCACTCACCAAAACTTTCGGGTTCGTTCAGGTGTGGAAAGGCGACAAACTCATTTCCGAATACAAAAACTGAAAGGAATCACCATGACCAAAGACGCAATCATCTTTGCAACACTCAACATCATTGGACTTGTCTTAATCGTCTTACCCTTTTTACCCCAAGCCTAACCCACCTAACTAAAGGAGAATTATCATGGCAAAGCGTATCAACAAAGCAATCTCGTATGTAGTTGTTTACAAACCCAATGGATTCATTATCGAGTTCGACCGCAACAGCAAAGGCGATCCCAAACCATACAGCACCATGGAGTCAGCAGTTAAGCGTGTTAAGGAGTTATGGGGTCAAGGTCTTCACTCCGAGCATTGGATCGCTATGACCACATGGAAACTAGCAGAGCAACACAAGATCCGTCTGTGAGATTCCATAACGAGTTAAGGAATGTGTTAAACAAAAGTTCCAACCTTAAACCGCCCGCACCAACACTGTGGGCGACCGCAACCCCTTTTACTTATTGTGTCCTGTCCACTTTTGCACCACTTGTATATATATAAATATATTTTTATTAAATAGATATATATAAGCACGCATTTGTGGACACTTTGTCCTCATCTTTTCTAAACTCTCTTATCTTCATTCTTTTCCAAAATAAGTAGACATTTAGGACAAACTTCACAAAAACCCAATAACTAAAAGGCTCTCGTGTCGCCCACTGTGTTGTCTTATCAGGTAGAATCTTAGGGCAGTTCAAAAATAAGTGGACATTTTTAGGAGAAGGCACAACCATGCAACACAGGAGAAACAATAAAAGGACTAAACCATGCAACACACACGACTAACCAAACTAACTAGCAACCAATTACATAACCTCTTAACAAAGCGATACCGATCACCCGCACGAATCGCCGAGATCAAACAATGGGTGGAGATCCGCAAGAAAGCCATCAATACGGCGAGAGTTGAGAAACGAATTATCAAAAAGAGATGGGGCAAGATCATCACACCGCTAACCAAAGAGATCAAAGAGGCAAGGTCAGCGAAGATATACCACGAGGGCAAGAACCCCAAACTTCACTCCTTCTTCACCGATTACCTAGACTATTTGATTTCCCTACGGGGTCAGATTGACCTTAACAAAAACAAGAACGGCAAGACGCCACACGAGAACAAGATAGAGCATTGGCTCGACATGGTAGATAAAAATGTAAGGGCAGAACTACAAACCCGCTACGACTCGATCCCTTACCCATCAAAACACAGCAGTCGGCGGGAGATCTTTAAGCGAAAGGAGTAATACTATGGATAGTATGATTAAGTTAGTGTTGGTGTTGTTCATGTTTTATATGGCGGTTCATTTAGTTGTTTTCTTTGGGAGATAAGTATGGATATGGCTGAAGTTTTAGAACGAGGACTAAGCGTAGATGAGAACGGCAAAGTCCTTGATGAGTTTGGTAACGAGTTTAGGAATGAAGATGGTTGTGTCTGTTATGTAGCGAAAGGAGAAACCCAAGATGAAACTAGAAAAGTGTAGGGTATGTAATAAAAGCATACCAAAAGGCAGAAGTGCCTTGGGCTACAAGGTATGTATCGAGCATGGCGAAGTCATAGCCAAAGAGAGGGTGTTTTGTGTCGCCCCAATGCACAAATCAAACTACACCCTCATAACCAACAGAGCCGATTTG